GAAGCCGTTGATATAAACTCCAGGTATCCTTGACTCGGATGCGAAGGGGGGCGGCACATGGCTTAGGAAATCTGACCTGCCCCCCAAAGGGGTATTCCTCTCACTGCAAGACCTCCTAAACCAAATGTACCCCTTTTGTTCTTTTCGTACTTATTTACTTGACTCCCCCCGCGCATCCACCTAGGCTTTACACCAATGGATACTTTACCTCTCAAATACCACATATGGTCAGACCGGCTGGCTATGGATATTGCCCTCGCCCTTGAAGGTAGCGGGGAGACCGTGGCTGATATTTTGGCGCGGCATAATATTCTGCTCTTTGATCTTGAGCGCTTCAACGCTGACAGCGTATTTGTCAAGAAAGTCGGTCACCTGCGCGACGAGGTCCGGGATAAGGGTATGACGTTCCGTCTTAAGGCGAAGGCCCAGGCGGAAGAACTCCTCACAACTAGTTGGACGCTAATCCACAGTAATGAGGTGAGTCCGGCAGTTAAGGCTGATCTTATCAAGTCCACTGTCAAGTGGGCCGGGCTTGAGCCTAAGGTGGACTCAGTAGTGGACGGCTCCGCTGGCGGTGTTACCATCCAGATTAACATGGGCTCTCAGACATTACCGGGGATAAAGAATGTACCTACGGTCATAGAGGGGACCGTGGAGTGATTACCCCAGCGGGATCAACAGAAAGGGATGCCCCCTTACCGCCCGCGTCGATGGGGTATGGGAGGGCTGCAGCTTAGCGTAGGGGTTCCCCGCCCCTTGTCACAGCGCCGAGCGCAGCCCTCCCCGTTTCTAGTTAAGGAGAAGTTCATGGAATACATCGTCGTAGCTGCCTTCATTAGTCTTATGATCGGTGGGGGCTTTTGGGCTTATCGCGGCTACAAATGCGACCACAGCGAGGGATGTGGCTGCTGGATCAGCTATCCAGGGGTTGACACAACGACAAGCGGCTTAAATGCGTAGCGAGTTCAACACGTGGTACAAGGGGTTTCCTACTCGTATATTTACCTCGGTCCAGACGGCTGAGGCGTTTGCGGTGCGATTGCGTAAAGCTGAGGTGTCCTACCGCACGAAGATTATTTTGGTGCGTAATAGGCCGCCGACCATAGCGGTCATGTTCGTAGAGGGACGATGACAGTTGTAGAGTTTCCCACTGGTGCTTGATATTAATTATACCCCGCCGCCTACGGGCGAGGCGTTTATGCTTAGTAATGCCAATATGCGGGTGCTCATGGGGCCGGTAGGCAGCGGCAAGAGCGTTACATGCAGCTTCGAGATTATTCGGCGGGCTTCAATGCAGGAGCCGGATAAGAATGGAATACGCCGGACAAGAGCAGCTGTTGTTAGGGAGACGGCACGGCAACTGGCTGATACCACAATTAAGACGTTTCTTGATTGGTTTCCGCCTGGGGTCTGCGGCCGATACATGCGTACGTCTAAAACATATTTCTTCAGAGTTGGAGATGTCGAATGCGAGGTTATGTTCAGAGCCCTCGATGACGCGGACGATGTCGCCAACCTTAACTCGTTAGAGCTTTCGTTTACGTGGTTTAACGAATGTCGCGACATCCACCCGGAGATCATAGACGCTATGTCCAAGCGTGTTGGGCGCTTCCCCTCCAAGAAGGATGGGGGGCCGACGTGGCACGGGATGTGGGGGGATACGAACCCGCCGACAATGGACAGCTGGTGGTATTACCAGATGGAGCACATCGATCCTAAGGATGGGGTCAGTCGCAATGATAACGGCTGGGACGTGTTCAAGCAGCCGAGTGGCCGGGGGGAATTTGCGGAGAATATAACTAATTTACCGGATGATTATTATGACATTCAAGGTCGCAGCGAGGAATATGTCCGCGTCTACATCGATGGGGACTACGGGCTTAGCTCAGCTGGGCAGCCTGTGTATAAGGCTTTTCGCCCTGATTATCATATGGCCGACAGCCGCCTGTCTCCTATTATCAACGGTGTTCATCCTCTCATTATCGGGATGGATTTGGGACTTACGCCTGCGGCCGTTATAGGACAGCTTGATGCGCGAGGCAGGGCGCTAATTTTTGGTGAGGCTGTGGCCTTTGGGATGGGAGTCCAGCGTTTCGTCCGGACGGTACTTAAGCCGTTGCTGTTCGAGAGGTTCTCCGGAGCTAACATTATCATCGTGGTTGATCCGGCTGGTGTGCAGCGGGCGCAGACTGATGAGCGCAGTGCTATTGATATCATCAGAGCCGAGGGGCTTAAGGTCATTGCGGCAAGGACAAATAACATTACGCCGCGTGTGGGCGCGGTGGATGACTTTCTCATGCGCCATGCGGACGGTGACAGTGCATTTCTCATGGACCCCAGCTGTGTGGCGCTCAAGGCGGCAATGATGGGTGGATACCGGTTCCATCCGAAAACGGGAGCTATTGACAAGAATAAACACTCGCACGTTGCAGAGGCACTTCAATATCTCATGCTCCATATAGCTTCCATCAGCGGCGGCATCATTTTTACGCAGCGCAGGGAGATTAAGCGTATGCCTAGTTTAGGGTGGACATAGTTAGTAACTAGTGTCATGTAGTGTATTGTTAGTTACCTCCCTGTTGATTGATTCACCCCCGGTGTAAAAACCGGGGGTCTTTTGTATTGCACAACGAGTTTCCGTGGGGTATAGGTGTAGTATGCCTATAGTCGTAACACCGCAGGGGACAAAGAAATTCCCATATACTAAGGCCGGGATCGCTGCGGCTGCGAGGGCTTCGCGTGAGTTACCCAAGTCTCGGTCTGCTACTGTCGGTGAGTTTCAGGTTGGCACAGGCCCTGGATTCCACCCCAAGACGTATCACCCGAACAGTAAAGGGACGAACACCTGATGGCCCACCGTAAATATACGAACCAGTCACCTGGTATGTCGCGTAAGCCTGTTCGTAAGGGAGCACCTCTTGATCTGGGGCCTCCGATGAGAGAGTGGGGAGAAGTTGCTCAGAGGAATTTAGCCTCTTCTCGCCGAGCTTATTCTGATTATATATCTAGTCTCCCTTATGCCAATACTCCGGGATACGTAGGTAAAGCTGCACACGGGCGACTTGTTCAGGGAAATAAAAAGGCGCGGGCATTGCGTGCAGAGATAGAATATTGGGAAGATCAAGCGGCTGGGGCTCCTGCCCGCTCGGGGCTCTATGATAAGTAGCAATAGCGCCAAAACTGCGTTGGAGAAGTTGAAAAATAATGGCAGGTCTTAACTTCCTTCGCGTCATCGACAACCAGACTCTCGTCGCGCAAGAGAAAGAAGAAGCGCGCCGGGAGATGGAGCAGCGGCAGGCTGTGCCGCTGCTGCGCGGAATGTCTGGGTTCCTCCGGTCTGCGTTTGATGCGGCGAAGCAGGCTAAGGACCCCATTGAGCGTGCTATGCTCAAAGCTATGCGCCAGCGTAATGGTGAGTATGAGCCGGATAAACTTGTTAGCATCCAGCAGCAGGGCGGCTCTGAGATTTACATGATGATTACTGAGGTGAAGTGCCGCGCTGCTGAGAGCTGGCTGCGGGATATCCTCATGGACACGGGTACACCGCCGTGGGATATTCGGCCCACGCCTGATCCGGATTTACCGGAAGCCCAAGATGATGAGATTACTCAGGCGCTGGGTGAGAAGGTGACAGGGATGATTGAGAGCCTCGGTCGCGCTCCCTCTGCATCTGAGACGAGGCAGCTGAAAGAGGTCGTGGCGCAGGAGCTTAGGTTCCAGGTTCTCCAGGAGGCGAAGGCGCGGACGGAGCGGATGCGGATTAAGATTGCCGACCAGTTCGCGGAGGGTGGGTGGTCCGTAGCGTTCAACGAGTTCCTCACTGATTTGGTGACATTCCCGGCGGCTATTATTAAAGGGCCTATCGTGCGCCGCCAGCGCAAGTTGTCGTGGAGCACGGATGCGGAAGGTAAGACTATAGCTGTGGCCGATGAGGTGTTGGCTCCGGAGTTCGAGCGGGTTGATCCGTTTCGCTTCTACCCCGAACCTGGGATATCTAAGCTTTCGGATGGGTATATTTTTCACCACCACCCCCTTACGCGCATGGCCCTCTCTGATTTAATCGGCGTGCCTGGGTATGATGATGAGGCTATTCGTTCGGTGCTAGACGTGGGGAACTCTGCGAGCTGGATTAGCTCGTTCGCTGAGTCAGAGAAAGAGGACCTCGAACGTAAGCACAGCACGGAGCAGCGCCCGACCGCAATCTTCGATGCTCTGGAATTTTGGGGTAAGATCAGCGGTAAGATGCTCCTTGAGTGGGGGCTCACTGAAGAAGAGATCGGAGACTCCGCCAAGGAGTACGATGCTAATGTGTGGCTCGTTGGGGACTACGTCATTAAGGCAACGCTTAATTATGACCCGCTTGGAGAGAAGCCCTATGCAGTAACTTCCTTCATCCGCAGTCCCGGCGCATTTTGGGGTAAGGGCATCCCTGAGATTATTTCCGACGTGCAGAGTGTTTGTAATGCAGCGGCTCGGTCGCTCGTCAATAATATGGGTATTGCTTCCGGTCCCCAGGTTGAGGTGAACTTAGAACGCATTCCACCTAACGAGGACATTACCCAGATGCACCCGTGGCGCATCTGGCAAGTGCTCAATGATCCGCTCGGCGGCTCAGCGCCTGCGGTCCGGTTCAACCAGCCGAATGATAACTCCTCCGCACTCATGGCGGTATATCAGCAGTTCAGTAAACTTGCTGATGATCACAGCGGTATCCCCTCTTATATCTACGGTGATCTTAATGTGCAGGGCGCTGGACGCACGGCGTCTGGGTTGAGTATGTTGATGGGATCGGCGGGTAAGAGTATTCGCCAGGTGGTGATGTATATTGACGCAGACGTTATAAAACCTGTTGTACACCGTCAGTTCGTGTATAACATGCGCTATGATGACGATGAGAGTATCAAGGGTGACGCCCAGATCGTACCCCGTGGCGCAATTAACTTGGCGGTTAAAGATACCGTCAATACGCGCCGTGTTGAGTTCTTGCAGGCAACTGCTAATGAGTTCGATATGGAGATCATGGGCCGCGAAGGTAGGGCAGCTATTCTTCGGGAAGTTGCTAAGGGACTTCAGATGCCGGAAGATGAGGTCGTGCCTTCCCGTGAGAAAGCCGCACTCGACCAGTTTACTTCTGCACCACAAGGGCAGGGTTCTGTTCCTGCGCCGCAGACGCTTGATGCGGCCGGTAACCCAGCCGGTGGTGAGAACATTGTCGCTAACCAGAACACGGGTAGGGCAGTATGATCCAGCCTAGCCCAGATGTTATAAAGTCTTTTGCGCATATTGCGCAGAATGTGCCACGCGTGGCGGCGTATTTAGCAGAGTGGGAAGCTCATGAGCTAACGCGCCTACCTCTCGTGGCGAGAGAGACCCAGCAGCTTGCTTCGGGGCGTTGCCAGGTTCTCCAGGAGTTGAATAAACTCCTTAGTGATGCTCCGAATATAAAGGCACCGTAATGGATAGCCTCTTACTAACCACGCATACCGATAGGAGCGTATAATGACAGTTCCCGAGCAAGTTCGTAAGCAGACTGAGGCTGTGCAAGCCCTGTATAAAGACCTTAACTCCGATTCCGCGTCGTCTACGATTGATGAAGCGCCGGAGTCCCAGGCTACTATTCAGGGAGTTGAGCCTAGCGTCAGCGCTGACGAGGTTGCGCCGCCAGTGTCCGACGAGCCGGACAATGGTGCCCAGGAAGAGACCTTTGAACAGAAGTATCGGACTTTGCAGGGCATGTACAACTCTGATGTTCCGCGCCTTACTCAAGAAAATAGGGCGATGAGCGAACGTGTACAGCAGTTGGAGAATCTAGTTTCCACTGTACAGGCTGCGCCTATGCCTGTACCTGCAGCCGAGGCCACAGCACCGGTGAGTTTACTTACTGATGATGAGGTGGAGGAGTATGGTGAGTCTATCGACATTATGCGCAAGGTCAGTCGTGAGATTGCTGGTGAGTTCCAGCAGAAAATTACTGATCTCGGGGCGCAGGTTGCTGCGTTACAGGGGGACGTTATCCCCCGTGTTGAGCAACTTGCATCACAGCAGGCGCGTAGCTCCGAACAGCTGTTCTGGTCTCAACTTATGAAGGCCGCGCCCGATTGGCGGGAAGTTAATGATAGTCCGGACTTCCAGTCCTGGTTGTTAGAGATTGACCCTCTTTCCGGCGTTACGCGGCAGTCCTATCTGGAGAATGCTCAACAGAATATGGACTGGCAGCGTGTGGCTGAGTTCTTTAATTCCTGGCAAACCCTAACTGGAACTGCCCTAGCTCAGCCTAACCGGGCTGCCTCTGAGCTTGAGAAGCAGGTCACTCCTGGTAAGGGGCGTGCATCTAGTACGTCCACTACGGGGGGAAAGAGGACCTATACTCCGAAGGACATCGCAGATTTCTTCACTAATGTCCAGAAGGGTAAATTTCAGGGTAAGGAGAAAGAACGGAACACTATCGAGCGCGACATTTTCGCCGCACAGGCGGAGGGGCGCATCATCCATGCGTAGTTTGTAAAGGAGCCATCTTATGGCATTCGCAGTATCTCCCGGCCATCCGGCCTATACGGGCAACTTCATCCCAGAACTCTGGGCGGGGAAGCTCATCGAAAATTTCTATGACGCGACGGTGCTTGCGGTCATTGCTAACACCGACTATGAGGGCTCGATCAAAGCCTTCGGTGATACGGTGAACATCCGGACAACTCCGGACATCACCATCCGCAATTACGTCAAGGGACAGACGCTCATCGTGGAAAACCCCGACAAGCCAAAAATTCAACTTCTCATCGATAAGGGTAAGTATTTCTCCTGCGTCGAGGATGATGTTGACCAGGTTCAGTCGGATATCAAAATGATGGATATGTGGTCTAAGGACGCTTCTGAGCAGATGAAGATTGTGGTCGATCAGGACGTTCTTTCCAACATTGCTACGGATATTCCGACTGCTAATAAGGGTCTCACCGCTGGTGAGCAGACCTTGGCGATTGACCTCGGCGTGGCGGGCACTCCCAACGCTCTGACGACGAGTAACGTCCTGGCCGAGATCATTAACCACGGTACGGTCCTTGACGAAGCCAATGTTCCTGAGCAGGATCGCTGGATGCTTATCCCCGCCAAGATGGCTGGGCTTATCAAACAGTCCGATCTCAAGGATGCGTCCATTACCGGCGACGGCTCGTCCCCGCTGCGTAATGGTCGCCTTGGTATGATTGATCGCTTCATGCTCTATGTGTCGCACAATCTGCCGTTGTCGGCTACCGGTCCCGGCGGTGAGTTCACCATCTTCTCCGGTCATAAGAAGGGGCTTACGTTCGCCTCCCAGATGACCAACATGGAGACTCTCCGTGCGGAGAGCACTTTTGGTGACATCATTCGTGGTCTGCAGGTTTACGGCTACAAAGTCGTAAAGGGCGAAGCCCTGACTGCTGGCATCATCACCATCGCATAGCCTAAGGAGAATAATGCTATGACTACTTTTACAGATACCTTCGGGTATGCTAAAGGCACGGCGGCTCCGAGCGATAAGGCGCGGAATCGCATTCGTGTCGAGCAGGTGGTGATGGATTTCGCTCTCATCACTGCGGCGCGTTCTGCTGCCGGTGCTACGGCGTTGGGTGCGGGCGATATCCTGCAAGCACTCCATGTGCCTGCAAATACGTTCGTCATTTCTGCTGGGCTCAATGTCCTCACGGCAGAGGGCGGTACTCAGACGTTCGATCTAGGTGATGGTACCGATCCCGATGGTTACCTTGACGGTGTAGACGGTAATGCCGTTGCTGGCTTTGGCCCGGCGCATGTTTTGACGGAGGGCACACCCAACGTCATCATTGGTCTCGGTAAGGGTAAATACTATAGCTCTGCCGACACGATTGACCTGGTTCAGGTTAATGCGTGTGACACTGCGAAAGTGGTTGTCTGGGCCATCATGTGTGATGTTTCCGGTGATGGCGTTGTAGACGCCGCCTAGGATTGGGGGGACTAGTTTTGTGCTAGTCCCCTCGCTCTTTTAATTTAAGGAGCCTGTTATGTCGAATTTGGCTATTCCGGGCCGTTGGCTTCGTCATAAGTTGGACGGCACAATTTATTCGTATAACGCAAATCTTGCCCCAAATCCTGCTGTTGAAGAGGTCTCAGAGGAAGTTGCGTTCCCAGAGAAGTTTCTCCCGGCGAAGCAGAAGGGCCGTAAATCAAAGATCGATATGTCTGTTGGTGACGATGTGAAGCCTTCCAAGGGTAAGAAGATTAAGGTTGCAGTACGGGCTGACGCATTACGGGGATTGCCTAAGTGACCCTTGATGACGTTATTACCGAGGTTAGGCGGATCGTACAGGATACGACGGCGACCTTTCGGTATTCTGATACGTTTATGCTTGGCCTATGTAATCAGGGGCTGAAGCGGATACAGCTTCTTCGGCCTGATTTGTTTGCTAATGTCACCACACTAACCTGTGTGGCTGGCGAGGTCTTGCAGACTATGCCTAGCGATTCTCTTCGTATTATTGAGGTGTACTCTGTTGTGGGGGGTGCGCGGCTTGTTGAGGTGTCTCGTGAAGTGCTTGATCAGACCGTGCCTAACTGGCCTAATGATACGGCTGCGGCGGCGATAAACTGGATGCGCCATGTGCGCAACCCTAATAAGTTTTTCATTTACCCCCAGGCCCCTTCAGCCCAGAATCTAGATATTGAGTATTCTCAGGTTCCAATTTCATACACAGGAGCAGCTACGGTGCTGCTTTTATCAGACGCCTATTTCCCAGTTATGGTGGATATAGTGGTGTTCCTTGTTGAGTCTGTAGATGATGAGCATGTCGATAGTGGACGTGCTAAGATGTTCAAGGAGTCCTATTTGCAGATGTTGGGGGCTAATTTGGCGTCTCGTGCGCTTACTGATGCAGAGGACGCTGGGTTAGCGGAACTCAAGGTGGAGGTCGTTTAATGGCTATTCGGCTGTTTTCCGATCTTGTTAACCGCTTAGCGTCTAGTGCGCCGGGTTGTCCGCAGCCTGTTATTATTTCGCATATTCGGGATGCCGCGATTGAGGCAACTGCTCGCACGCTTGCGTGGAGGTATGAGCAGCCGGATATTAGGCTAACGCAAGGCGTGGTGGATTACGCATTTAGTGTTCCGTCCAGCACTGAAGTCCACGCTATTATTACGGTATCCTCTAATGGGTTAGCTATTCAGCCAGTGACACTTGAGTTTGTTCATTATAGATACCCGAAATATCCGGACCCCACTGTAAGTGAGCAGGGGTCTCCACAATTCATAACGTATATTGATCCGGATACGTTCTATGTTGTGCCCCCGCCTGATGCGGATATTACGTATGACATCAAGATGTTTTTAGCGTTGAAGCCGCTTCGAGACTCGACGGGTATGGATAAAACCGTGATGGATGATCTGGAAACAGTTATTATGCACGGTGCCTTGCAGTCCCTACTTGTTCTTCCGGGGCAGCCATGGTCAGATCGTGAGTTAGCTGCGTACCATGCTAAGCAGTACTCGTTCAAGGGTGCAGAGCGCAGGGCACGTATGAACTTGGGGTCTGGACGGGCGACTCTTACTGTGCGCGGAAACCCATTAGCGTAGGGATTGACCATGGCAGATACAATTCAGACAGTTGTTGGAGATGAACTACCTGCCATTCAGCTTGCGCTGACTAACGAGGCGTCCGGTATTGCGTTGGACCTTTCGGCTAGCTCTACGGTTATCACTGTTAAATTTAGACTGGCTGGAACGACTACGACGTTATCCACTATAACCTGCACTAAGCCTGGAGGCGGGTCTGATGGTATAGTTCAATTTGATTTTACTGGGGGCGTTCTCGACGTTACTGCAGGGGCATATGAGGGAGATATTCTAATCTCCTATAATGGGGATATCCACACGGTGTTTGACACACTTAGGTTTCGTGTGCGGGTAGCTGCGTCATGACTAGTAGGGCCGCCATTACGGTAGTAACTGCTATTGCTTTGGTGACCGGGTCTAATATTGCTGTTGCGGAGTCTTATGTAACACCAGTGGCGACAGCTGCGCTTAGTGGGATAGTAGCTGCTGCTACGCTTGTTCCTTCCCATATCTTACCTACGCAGATTGCTACAGTCTCTGATAGCCAGGTATTTGCGGTTGCTACGTCTGTCCTAGAGGTTGTGGTTGCCTCAGACGGAATTACCTATTCTATTGCTCCGAGTTTCGCAGACAGTGTTACGGTAACGGAAGACCTTGTAGCACTCCTTACGACCGTCCAGGCCCTTGGCGATAGCATAATAGCTAGTGAGGCAGCAGTCTTGGCTCTGGCTAACTCACTTGCGGATAGCGTAACAACTAGTGAGGCCACAGTCCTGGCCGTGGCTAACTCACTTGCAGACAGTGTCACGATAACGGAAGACCTCGTGGCAGCCCTTACGACATTCCTACCCCTTGGCGATAGCGTAACAGCCAGTGAGGCAGCAGCCCTGGCCCTGGCTAACTTACTTGCAGACAGTGTCACGATAACGGAAGACCTCGTGGCAGCCCTTACGACATTCCTACCCCTTGGCGATAGCGTAACAGCCAGTGAGGCCTCTGCAGTATCTATAGACTCAGCTTATGCGGACAGCATAACTACTTCCGAGGCAGATACTAAGAGCTACGCAGCGGTTAAGGCAGACAGCGTAACAGCTAGTGAGGCCGCAGCCTTGGCCCTGGCTAACCCACTTGCAGACAGTGTGATGGCTAGTGAGGCTGTGGTTCTGGCCCTGGCTAACTCACTTGCAGACAGTGTTACGGTAACGGAAGACCTTGTAGCACTCCTTACGACATTCCTACCCCTTGGCGATAGCATAATAGCTAGTGAGGCCGCAGCTCTGGCCGTGGCTAACTCACTTGCAGACAGCGTAACAGCCAGTGAGGCAGCAGTCCTAGCTCTGGCCGTGGCTAACTCACTTGCAGACAGCGTAACAGCCAGTGAGGCCTCTGCAGTATCTATAGACCCAGCTTATGCAGACAGCGTAACAGCCAGTGAGGCAGCAGCCTTGGCCGTGGCTAACTCACTTGCAGACAGCGTAACAGCCAGTGAGGCCTTGGTCACCCTGTACGAATATCTTCGCGCCCTCAGTGACTCCGTAACAGCCAGTGAGGCAGCAGCCCTGGCCCTGGCTAACCCACTTGCAGACAGTGTGATGGCTAGTGAGGCTGTGTTTCTGGCCCTGGCTAAATTATGTGCCTGTGCAGACAGCGTAACAGCCAGTGAGGCAGCAGCCTTGGCCGTGGCTAACTCACTTGCAGACAGCGTAACAGCCAGTGAGGCCTCTGCAATATCTATAGACCTAGCTTATGCAGACAGCGTAACAGCCAGTGAGGCAGCAGTCCTAGCTCTGGCCGTGGCTAACTCACTTGCGGACAGTGTGGCGGCCAGTGAGGCAGCAGTCTTGGCTCTGGCTAACTCACTTGCGGATAGCGTAACAACTAGTGAGGCCACAGTCCTGGCCGTGGCTAACTCACTTGCAGACAGTGTCACGATAACGGAAGACCTCGTGGTAGCCCTTACGGCTGTCCAGCCCCTTGGCGATAGCGTAACAGCCAGTGAGGCAGCAGCCCTGGCCCTGGCTGTGGCTAACTCACTTGCGGACAGTGTGGCGGCCAGTGAGGCAGCAGTCCTAGCTCTGGCCGTGGCTAACTCACTTGCGGACAGCGTAACAGCCAGTGAGGCCTCTGCAGTATCTATAGACCCAGCTTATGCAGACAGCGTAACAGCCAGTGAGGCAGCAGTCCTGGCCGTGGCTAATCCACTTGCAGACAGTGTGATTGCTAGTGAGGCTGTGGTTCTGGCCGTGGCTAACCCACTTGCGGACAGTGTTACTGCTTCTGAGGTTGCTGTGTTTGCGTTATCGTTATCTCTCGTTGTTGCTGACAGCGTAGGCGTGTATGATCTGGATGATAACGCTTATATCTTCGATAGCACTATAGGGGTTGGTCTTGTTAACGGCATCGGAGTGCTGAATGAGGTTGTGATCAATTCGGGTACGAAGACTAATAGCACCAGTGGTCCCTTTACTGCTGTGTTATTGTTATCTCTCGTTGTCGCTGACAGCATAGGCGTGTATGATCTGGATGACGCTGGCTATATCTTTGACAGCACTATAGGGGTTGGTCTTGTTAACGGCATCGGAGTGCTGAATGAGGTTGTGATCAATTCGGGTACGGAGACTAATAGCACCAGTGGTCCCTTTACTCAGCGTATCGTTGGTGGGGTGCTAAATGCAGGGGCGCTTAATGTGCACCCGATTACATAGGAGATCGTCATGTTCCACGAAGTAATAAATCTTAAAGGCCATCTAGAGATCGTCTTGTTTGGTACAGATGGTATTGAGAAGGATCGTCGCAGTGTTGACAACCTCGTCACTACTGCTGGTAAAGCGTTCATCGCTTCGCGTATGGACGGTACTAGTGCCGGTGTTATGTCACATATGGCTGTGGGTACGAGCACCACAGCGGCGGCTGTAGGCCAAACCGCTCTTATTTCGGAGTCTGCTCGCGTATCTGAGGACAGCTCCACCTCGTCGAGTGCCACTATTGTGTATGTGGCTACATTCCCCGCAGGGACTGGTACGGCGGCGCTGACTGAAGCTGGCATACTTAATGCGTCTAGTGGAGGTACTCTGCTCTGCCGTACTGTGTTTTCGGTTATCAATAAGGGTGCTTCGGATAGTTTGACTATAACTTGGACCGTTACGATTAGCTAAGGAGGTTGATATGGCTTTAGCGCTCTTTGCGAACAACGCGTTTTCAACACTCGCGTCGGGTATTAATAGTTCAGCTGTAAGCCTCACGGTGACTGCAACAGACGGAGCGCTATTTCCTAACCCTACCGGCGGTAATTATTTCTATGTTACCTTGATCGACACCTCGAATAATCTCGAAATTGTTAAGTGTACGTCCCGGTCTACGGATGTGCTGACAATAGTCCGAGCACAGGAAAGCACATCCGCGCGAGCATTCTCAGCGGCTGATCGTATTGAACTTCGGCTTACGGCAGCTGGGTTGGATGAGCAGTCCGAGGCTGAGGCCAATGATGCTAATACGGTCTTGGACGATGAGAACAACACCTTCACGAAGTCTCAGCGTGGGTCGATTACGGCTCTATCAGATGGTTCCACGATCACGCCGAATTTCGCTGATAACAACCACTTCAGCGTGACCCTCGGCGGTAACCGTACCCTCGCCAACCCATCAAATCTCGTGGCTGGGCAGAGCGGGTCTATGTTTATCACTCAAGATGGTACCGGCTCTCGTACATTGAGTTTTGGCTCGTTTTGGGATTTCCCAGCGGCAACAGCGCCGACCCTCTCCACCACGGCGGCGGCGGTAGATCGTATCGATTATATCGTGCGAACGACAACCTCCATCCACGCTGTCGCCTCTCTAGAAGTGAGTTAAATCATGTATGCAGAACTGACCAAAACCACCAAATCCTTCGGTGTTCCCTCGACGCGGTTGTTCAGTCGCACCAGCCGGGGCTGGACCGACGCAGGGGGCATCCAGCATCCAGCGAGTATTTTTACGATCTGGTCGGACAAGGAACTCCGCGCCATCGGCCTCGCTCGCGTCGATGAGACCCCTATCCCCGAGGACAAGATTGCCGCCGAGACCAGTGAGAAGATGTCCGGTGATCGTCTGATGCGGACCTACACGCTCGCGGATAAGCCCCCGCCGCCGCCGGTCATTGAGCCGTCGCCCTCGGATGAGGATTATCCCGACCGTTGGGAAGGCTACCGCCGTGAGGCGTATCCCGATATCGGTGACCAGCTTGACGCGATCCTCAAGTGGGCGAACCTCATGCGCTTGGACGGGACAAACCTACCGGCGGGCCTCGATGGCATCGTAGGTGAGTGGCTGGCGGTTAAAGCCAAGTACCCGAAACCAGATGATATTGAAGGTGGAGCGGTCTGATGCCTGTTGGATTTGACAGCATCCGGGCTGGCGCGTCGGGTAGTGCCGATGCCTATGAGATCGACTACGCTTGCCGGTTTAATGATAATGATAGTGCGAATCTTGAACGGACCCCAAGCGGAGCGCCTGATAGTTCTGTTTTATGGTCTGTCTCCTGGTGGATGAAGCGCGGGAATTTATCCGCGACAACCAGAATGGCTATCTGGGGTGCTGGCACAAACAGTTC